TGCGGGTCAGGCAGTCGTAGGAATACTGCGTCATCCGCATGGATACCTCAACGCCGATACGCCGGGCAATAACCCGGACGCTGTCGCCGAGGAAAATGTTTTGCAGATGGGCGTACTGCTTATACTCCTCGGCGTCCACGAGGTTGACGAAGTCCACCTTGAGCGTGACCGTGGGCATATCGCAGCCCTTGGCGTATTCGGCCTGCGCCGCGCTTCTCATGTCCTGATAGCAGGAGGTCAGAGATTTGTAATCGTCACCTTCCGCCACTTCCTTGGCCTCGGATACCGGGAGGTGAATCCATTTCGGGTGCGTATAGACGCCGATGTTCGGGGAATCGACGTACAATTCCGGCAGATACAGGATATTGCCGTCTGCATCCTCGCCCGTGGGCATGATGCGCGTGACCACATCCGTGGTATCCACGTCGTAGGAAATGCCGGTCAGGTTCTTGCGCTCCCGGATATGCACATCGGAATCCACGCCCACGCGCCCCACGAGAAAAACGTCAAACCAATCGCGGGCCAGCTCCGCGCCGTACTTTTCGGCCATGCCGCCCTCGCCCAGCATCGCCTCCACGGGGTTGATGTTCTCAAAGCATACCTCGTCCCCCGTGGTGGTCAGGTCGGAGTAGAACGTAAAATCATGCTCCGACAGGCAGTTTGAAGATATGTTTTGAACGACGGACGCGCCCACGGCATCAGCAGCAGGCGCGACCTTTCGGATCATGTTGTCGAGGAGATCGTAGAAAATGTGCCGGGCATAGACGGTGATCCGATCCAGCTCCGGCACGACGCGATAGATGCGGAAGGGTTGGTCGCGGAGCTGCCGAGATTCGATGACCTCGTTCTGGAAGCCCACGTTTACCCGGTAGCTCTCCTGCTCGGTGCGCTCGTATTTCAGATACTCGGCGGACATATAGCCGTGGCGGCCATCCGGGCAAGTGACCTCGTACCATGAGGAGGATGTTTTATCCACCACAATGATCTCGGTTCCCTTTTTATACTTTCCGAGAATCTTATACTTCGTACCCGTGCCAGAGCGCAGGCGCAGCGGGTCGCGGGAGGTATTGACCTTGTAGATTTCCACGTCGTAGGTGCTGGTCTGGTACTGCTGGGACACCAAATTCATCTGCGGCGTCATGGCGGCAGGCACAGGCGCTCGAAGGATATTCCCCTCGGCGAGCCGCTGCCATTTGCCAAGATCGTCAATCGGGTGCGTGAGCGTAAGTTCCCACTCGCCGTTCAGCGTTTCCGTCACGATGGCGGACCGCGGAGATACCGGGCCGAGGCCGTTATTGGAAAAATCCGTGCAGTTCGCCGGATAAACACAGATCAAAGAATTCACCTCCTTTGAGGCATAAGAAAAACGCCATCTTTGCGGATGACGTTTGACATTTCGTTTTACTATTCATATAAAGTTTGTTTAGCTTTTTCTGCTTCATGCTTCCTTAGTGCAGATTGAGCATCAGCATAGTTTTTGAATCTCTCGTCATTTATGGGAGAGATGAGGACGTGAATTCTGTCTATGGATTCCTCTAAAACATCCGGAGTTTTCCCTTGCTTTAATGCAGTATTATACATAGAGATGTTCGCTCTCAAAGCTCCAAGGAGTTTTGCTATATCCTGATGTAAGGATATATCTCCAACCAATTCTTGTATATTGTTATCTATATAAGGGTATGAGCAACTAAGACGTTGATCTTTATTCCGAGGGGATGTGATATTATTGAGATAATGTAGTTCGTTTAACAATCGTTCATAAAATGCCATTTCATTCTTTAAAGCATCATAAAACCTGTTTGTTTCAGCCTGTAAAAGTCTACTGGCGTTTTCAACACGGCTTTTCTTTTGTTCCTCTTGAAGTTGTGCAATTCTTTCAGCGTTTTCTATTTGAGCTTGTTTCATCTTTTCCGAAAACTCTCTTCGAGAAGCCTCAAATTGCGTTTCGGCGAGTTTTCTGCTTTTTCTCGCAATACTTAGTTGAATAATACCAGAAAGTACTGTAACAATAATTGCGCTACCAACCCCAATAAGCGCACTAAGTAAAGTTTGTAGGTTCTCGATATTATCCATACGTCATTCTCCCACTCTTTCAACGATAATAGCAACTAATGGACTACTGTTTTCTTTTGCCATTATACCATGCGAATAAGTAGTAGACAAGAGAACACACGTTACAGATACCTCCAGTTCGGTTGAATTTCAACGCGGGTCACATTGCCAGACCAGCTAATGGCGTTCTGGCCGGGCAGCAGCGTCGGGAAATCGCCGCTCATGTTGTTGTTCATGCCGGTCACGCCAAAGTACGCCTCTTGAAGCGGAGCGTCCAGCGTAATGCTGGAGGTGATCCCCTCCAGCTCACAGATGGTCATGCCCACCATGAGCGTGATCGCGCCGGAGCCATAGACGGTGATCACAGGCTCGGCGTACACGCTGCCGGGATTGGTAACGAAGCTCCCGCTGGCGGTGAGCGTAATGGGAGCCACATTCTCCGCATACCAAAAGGGCTGGCAGCGAAAATTGACGGTGAACGTCCTGTTTTCGTGGTTGCGCAGGATCTTCGCAAACTCAATCTGATTGGCGATGCGGGCATAGTAAAAGCCGCCCGGACGAGCGGCCAGCTTGAGGGTTCCGGCTCCCTTGAGCCACGCGCAGATTTCGGAAAGACGGCTCATGTCCGCCACGGTGCATTCCACCGGGAGAATGAAATCGTCGTATACATCGTCGGCTTCAAGGGTCGTAAGGCTGCCGGGCCGTCCGGGGACATTGGTATGCGTGACGCGCTCGGAGGCGCGGATGATGGCGGGCTGGGCGGTCACATGGATGCCATAGGCCGTGCATCTCACGCCGCCGAATTCAAACCAGTCGTTCAAGCGAATCTCAGCCCCTTTCCGCGCTGCTGCCTGCGGGTCAGCGTCGCAATCTCAATGGCGAGCGAGCGGACGTCCTGCTCGTCGCGCACCACCAGCTTATCCACCTGAATGGTGGAGGTGGCGTTTTGGTTGTATGTCCTGCGGTTGTCGTAGGAATAGCTGCCGCCAATGCCGCCCTGCGCCGCGCCGGTCAAATACCGGGCAGCGTTTGCAATGACCTTCGCCTGCGCCTTGCTCTCCAAGATCGCGCCCTCGCCGAAGCCCTTCATTGCCATGCGGCCCACTTCGTCGCGGAAAACGCCGGACGGAGATTTGATTTTCAGCTCCGACTTCGCAGCAGATACCGCCGCCTTGGCCGCAGAGCGCATGGCAGAAATGACGCCGGAGCGTCCGGCATTGATACCGGCTTTCAGGCCGTTCATGGCGTTTACACCCACGGGCCGGAGGGTCGAGGCGGTTAGGCTGCCAGAAACGGCGGACTTGACATTGGCGGAAATGGCACTGCCGGTGGAGGCCATGGAATAGCCGGTCATGGCAGAAGCCAGCCCGCCAAGGGCTGCGTCGGCGGAGGAGGAAAGCACATCTGCCGTCAATGCGGCGGCAATGGCCGTTTCAAGGTTGGTCGCCAGCGTACCGGCGTCGGTGGTGAAATCAAAGGCGGTCATGCCCGCGCCGATCCCGGCAGCGGTGTTTTCGCCAATCGGCTTCACGCGCTCAGAGGGCGAATTGATGTCGAGCGCCGTATTGAGTGCCGCCTCCAGATTGGCGGCGACGGTTTCGGCGTCGGAATCCCAGCCCGCCTCGGTCATACCAGCGGCCACGCCTTCAAGGACGTTGGTGCCGACTTCGGTAGTATCCAGTTCTTGCAGGAACGTAAGGATCGTCTGGAGATTGTCCAGATCCTCCTGTTTCACGTCCTGCCCCTGAGAAATGGCGGAAACGACCTCGGCCACATAGGTAGACAGGCCCGCCAGCCGTTCGGGGCTGAAATCAAGCTGCATACTCTGATCCAGCGTATTCTTCGCCCCATCTTCCAGCAGGCCCCATAGCTGCCAGAACGTCCCCTTTTCGTTGTTGAACGTCCTGATTCTTTCAATGGCCGCGTCGATGAAATCCATGGTCGTGGAAGGCATGATGCCCGCCGCCATGCCAAGCGCCGTGACGCCAAGCTGATCCACCTCGGCGACCTCCTCGCGCAGTTGGGCGATAGCCTCCGGGGAGCCGGTCACTTCGGTGGTGATCAGAATGTGCATCGTGCCGTCATCATCCAGCACAGCTACTTTATCCGGGGTAAGCAATTCCTTGGGAACGAGGGTCGCCGGAATCTCCACGCCATCCTTCCAGAAGGTGACGTTTTCATCCGCGAGCGCGGCTTCGGGATCGGTATAGACCTCGCCCAAGCGCAGAATGCCCTCCACTTCCACGGGGTTGTCCGTAATGAATTGCCGGTAAGCCAGCAGGTCATAGCCGGTAATGGCGACCTGCGTTTCCAGCTTGGGCGGCTCCACGCCTTCCTGCTGGGTAAAACCGGTAACGATGGCCTCGGTAGTAATTGCGCCGGGATTGGCAGCAAATTCCGCCCAACGGGCCTCTGCGCCGGTCATGTCAAGGTCGGTGGCGATTTTGAGGACTTCCTCCGGGATCGCATCCGAGAACATGGTCGAAAGGCCGGGCAGCAGGTTTTCCTTGTTTTTGAGGAAGGCTTGAATGGAGGCAATCTGATCCATTGCGCCGGAGAAATCCAGCTCCGGGAAAAGGTTCTGTACCTCCGCCTCGGACATACCGCTGTCCAGCAGGGATTGTACCTGCATGAGCAGCGCGATATATTCCGTGATCGCGCCCTCGTCCATGGTGGAAGTGATCTCGTTGAGGTCGGCCAAAAGCTGCGGCTTCTCGCTTTCGTTGGCCGCGCTGTATTCGCGCAGCTTTTGCGTCAGCGTATCAATATCCGCAGCCGCGCCTTGAATGTCCTCCTGCTGCCATACGGGCATAATGACCGAGGCCAGCGTTTGCGCATATTCCTGCGCCGCCGCCATACGGTCATTGTTGTACTTGGCGTTGAGGGCGTCCAATGCGGCCTGTCGCTCCGTTTCATCCGCAATAAGCTGAATGAGCGCAAACTCCTTGTCGTATTGCGCGTCGAGCTGGGCGTTGACCGCAGCCATGCCCTCGGCGGCAGCTTTCACGGCATCCTCATACACGGACACATCCGCGTCCTGCTTTCCCTGCGCCTGTGCGCGGGCGATTTCCGCCTCCATCTGCTGACCGATTTTGGCAAAGCCATCCATATCCGCAGGCGAGAGGTTATATTTGACCTCGATAGCCTCGCGGGCATCGATCAGCTCCTGCAGGCGGATTTTGTCTTTCTCGGTGAACAGCTTGGATTGTCGTTTCTTGAGCAGGCGCTCAATCTCCGCATCCATAGCGTCAAGCTGCGCGATGTCGGCGGCGAGCTGATCCGCCATGCCGGTATAGCCGCCCTGCTGGGCCGTGGCCTGCATTTCTTTCAGTTCGGTGCGGGTCGCTTCGGTCAGCGCCTTAAAGGAGGACGTCCATTCCGAAACGATCTCGTCCGTTTCCTTTTGCCCGTCCGTCCAGGCGGCCAAAAGGCCAGAGAGCCATTCGCGGGCGCTCTGCGTATTGCGGGTGAAATCCGCCTCGGACAAGCCGAAAGTGGAAAGACCCTCGCTGCTGGAATAGAAGGTGTCAGCGGCGGTATCCTTCCAATCCTGCGCCGTTTTCTTCATGCCCTCGGTGGCCTCGCGGGCTTTCTTTGCGCCGGATACATAGTCAGCCAGCGCAACGGTAGCGGCAATGACCGCCGCGCCCACGGCAATCCATGTGGCGGGCGACTTGCCCAGCACCGACATGAAGCCCTTCCAGCCGCCGCCTGCTGAGGCAACGGAGGTGGCGAATTTGCCGAGGCCGGTGGATACGGTGCCGACTACCTTGACAATTTTGGAGAAGGCCATGATGGCCGGGCCAGCGGCGGCAGCGATGGCGGCAAATTTGATAATCATAAGCCGCTGTTCCTCGTCCAGCGCGAGGAATTGCTCCAGCAGCTCCTTCGCGCCGTCGATCAGCTTCTGCACCGTGGGGTTGAGATCATCGCCAATGCGCTGGGCGGCCAGGACGGCGGTGTTCTTGAGGTTCTGCAATTTCGAGGCCGTGGTGGCGTATCGCTTGCTGGCCTCATTGGTCAGCGCGGTATTTTCCTCCCACGCCCGGTTGGCGGTTTCCTGCGCATCGCTGAAAAGCTCGGTGGCGTTGGTGGCACGGAGCAGCGTATCGCGCAGGCGCACCTCGGTGAAGCCCATCTCTTGCAAGGTAACGATGGAAGAAATGCCCTGCTCATCCATCTTGGACAAGCCCACAATGAAGGCTTCGATGGCTCCGGCAGGATCAGCCTTCCAGAGCGCCTTGAATTCATCCGTGGTCATTCCGGCGACGCGGGCGAAATCCTTGAGGGAGTCATTGCCCGTTTCCACGGCCACCTGCATCTGGATCATGGCTTTGGAGAATGCGGTGCCGCCCGCTTCGGCCTCAAGTCCCACAGAGGACAGCGCGGTGGCAAAGCCAAGGATCTGCGCCTGAGAAAGTCCCACCTGCGAGCCGGCGGCGGCAAGGCGGGTCGCCATATTCATAATGGCGGATTCGGTGGTGGCGTAGTTGTTGCCCAAGTCTACCAGCGCGGAGCCGAAGCGTCCGAAATCTGCCTGCGCCATCTTGGTCACGTTGGCAAACTGCGCAATGGCCGTGGCGGCTTCATCCGCCGCAATATCGGTGGAATTGCCGAGGTCGATCATTGTCCGGGTGAATTCCACGAGGTAATCCTTCTGGATGCCGAGCTGGCCCGCGTTCGCCATGACCTCCGCAATGGTGCTGGAGGAGGCAGCGACCTCGGTACTCATTTGCTTGACCGAGGAGGACAGGCTTTCATATTCGGCCTCGGTGGCGTCCACCGTCTTGCGGACGGAGGCAAAGGCGCTCTCGAATTCCACGGACGCCTTGACGGACGCTGCACCGAGGGCCAATACCGGCGTGGTGAGCATGGCGGTCATGGATTGGCCGGTTTTCTCCATGCTCTCGCTGACGGAGGCGCACTTCTTGCCAAAGGCGGTGAGCGTTTCGCCCGCCTTCGTCCATGCGCTCTGCATCCGGGCCAGCCGCTTGGTGGTATTCCTGATCTGCGCCTCGGTCTGGCGGATGGCCGCTTCGGCCTGATTCAGATTGGTGCGGGTCTTGGTCACGGCATCCGCATTGTTCTGGAGGCTCTTGGTATTGGCGGCGAGCTGGCCTTCCAGTTTTTTGACCTCGGCGGAGGACTCGGCGTATTCGGCGGTCAGCGCGTCCAGATTGGTCTTGGCCGCAATGGTCGCGGAGTCGCTTTCGCCTAATTCCCGCGCAAATCGCTCATATTGCTTGGTGGCGTCAGAAACGCGGCCTTTCAGGTCAGCATTGACCTGTCGGGCCTTTTCCAGAGATTCGGTGAGCTTGCCCTGCTTGGCATAGGCGTTCTCCAGCTTTTTGCCCGCCGCATCCAACGCCTTTTGGTATTGGGTGACGGCCTTCTGCTGGAGGGAGAGCTTTTGCTGGAGCGAGGATAGCTGGGCTTGCGTACCCTGCACGGATTTCTCGAAGTCATCCACGCCAGCGGCGGCTCGCCGGAATTCGCTCTCCGCCTCTTGGATTTGCTTGTTGATGGACGTGAGGTTTCGGGAGAAATTGTCTCCGTCCAAGGATAGCGACACAACAAGGTCGCGTAGCACTTCACTCATTGCGCCGCTCCTCTCTATTTCAAATCAGGCCACACCTCGTCGATGTAGGCCCGCTTGGGTTCCTTCTTTTTTTGCTCGCGTCGGGCGCTCCATGCCCGGACACGAAGAAAGCCCAGCATGTCCATCCGGTCGATGTCATCGAAATGCCAGCCGGATTCCATGAGGGCGTTATAGGTCGAATAGATATAGTCGGGCAGCGTCAGGATGCCGTCGCCTGATCCGGCGTCGTTTCCATCGCTGCCTTCGTAGGGAAATCGGAAAGGATGTCGGTGGTCTGCGCCTGTACCGCCATGAGCGCCAGCGCGATGTCGTGCATCAGGCGGTCAACGGGATAATTGTCCAGCACCTCGTCCGGCGTAAATT